CTAAAGTGTTGAACTTAATGTAATTTTTGCATTAATTAAGTCGGCATTAAGATCGGCACAGTCCTAGACTGATTAAAAGGGGGAAGAAATTCCCCCTTTTTTTGCCTTATAAATATTAATGTTAGCGAAAGGATGTTAAATGTATACTTCAAATATAGATGTTTTAAAACAGAACTATAACAGTTCTCTTCCAAAGACATATGATTTCCTAAGACCGAACGCGTTTAAATTTTCAATAAAAGATATACCTGGTATTTCTTTTACCTGCCAATCGGCAAATTTACCGCAATTGGCAATAGGGTATGCATCTCAACCAACTCCTTTTGTTGATATTCCTCGTATTGGCGATAAATTGAATTTTGGAGAATTTACTGTTAGATTCATTATATCTGAAGATATGTCAAATTATTTAGAACTTTATAAATGGTTGATTGCGTTGGGGTTTCCTGATAATTATTCTCAATTTAAACAATTTATTAATAACAGACCAAGCTCATTTCCGTTTAAAACGAACGCAAGGGGCGATCAAGAAGTTTTGGCATACTCGGATGGTACTTTAACGATTTTAGACTCGACAAATACCCCTAAAGTAAATATAATATATAAAGACATATTCCCGGTGTCTTTAGAAGCTTTAGATTTTGATATAGCTTCTGCAAGCGTTGAATATTTTACAGCAATCGCTTCATTTAAATATACCCTGTTTGAGGTGGAGCAACTTTAATTAACTATGGAGATTTTATGGCAACTAATAAACCTGGATTGAAAAACATTCCAAAAATTCCGGTACCGAAATTTAACAAACCGGCCGAAGCACCAGCTGCACCACAACCACAACAAGGTCAATTACAAATCAATATTGACGATTTGCGAAAAGAAAAAATCTTTGTTGCAACACCGTGTTACGGTGGTATGCTAACAGAGGCATATTTTAGATCAATGGTTCGCACATTGACATTCTTTAATCAACACCAAATTCCAATCGCATTTGGTACTATTGCAAATGAGTCTTTAGTTACTCGTGCTCGCAATGTGTTGGTTGCTTATTTTCTACAAAGTAATTACACTCGTTTGTTCTTCATTGATGCAGACATTGAATTCCAGGTTGAAGATGTTTTGAAGTTGATTGCTCATAATAAAGAAGTTTGTGTTGGTGCATATCCTAAGAAGGGTGTTAATTGGCAACGTATTAGAGATAGTGTTTTGCGCAAATCGACTGAAGAAATTTCTGATCGAGACATTGCAGCTGCAGGTTCTGATTACGCTATTAACTTTAAATTCGTTAATCGCGATTTAAAACAAATTGCTATTGAAAATGGCGTTATTAAATTGCATGATGGCGCTACCGGCTTTATGATGATTAAGCGTGAAGCAATTGACAAGATGATTGCAGCATATCCAGAGTTGAAGTATAACAACGATCTGAATACTCCTCCAGATTTGCAAGACTTCTTCTATGCATTCTTCGACACTATGATTGATCCTAAAGACAAACGTTACTTGTCAGAAGATTACACATTCAGCAGACGCTGGCAAGATATCGGTGGAGACATTTGGCTTGATCCAACAATCTCATTGAACCACTATGGTTCCTTTAACTTCCAGGGCAATCCTGCACAAATTATTCAAATTGGATAATTAAAAATGAAGCTCACGGATTTACAAAATCTGTGGGCAGAGGATTGCAAGATTGACGAAACTAATCTAGGTCATGAATCTGCTCGCACACCTACACTACATTCTAAGTATTTAAATTTTTTATCATCTACTCGACTTAATTTACGTAAAGCCGAGTCTGACTACTTAAACCTTCGCCGCAAAAAGTACAAATATTTCAGAGGAGAAATGACTCAACTGGAATTAGCCGATGAGGGATGGGATCAATGGCAAGGCAATAAACCGTTGAAGAATGAAATGGATGAATTTCTTCAAGTGGATGCCGACCTAATTATCCAGCAAGATAAAATTGAATATCTCAAAACAGTCATGTATCAACTTGAACAAATTATTAGATCATTGAATAGTAGAACATGGGATATAAAAAATAGTATTGAATGGACTAAATTTACAAATGGATTAATGTAATGTCTGATATAAGAATAAGAAAAAAGAACGAAGTATATTTAAATGTTGATGCTGAACCTTCAATTGCTCAAGAATTGAACGATCACTTCTCATTTGAAGTACCTGGCGCAAAATTCCACCCTCTTTATAGATCAAAGATGTGGGATGGTCGCGTGAGACTTTTTTCGATGTTCACTAAAGAATTATATGTTGGTCTAAAAGATTATGTTGAGCGGTTTGCTAAAGAACGCGATTATACTGTAGATTATTCTGAGTATGTTCATACAGCTGACCCCTGCACTCTTGAAGAAATAAAAGAGTTTGTAAAAGAACTTAATATTGGTTCAAAGGGCGAACCTCTCGAAATGAGAGATTATCAGATTGATGCTGTTTATAAAGCAATTAGTGATGGCAGACGTTTATTATTATCACCTACTGGTTCGGGTAAATCTTATATCATTTATTGCGTAATGCGCTGGCATGAACAATTCAATCGCAGACAATTAATTTTGGTTCCTACTACGTCTCTTGTTGAGCAAATGTATTCCGATTTTCAAGATTACTCTTGTCTAAATGGTTGGAAAACATCTAATCATTGTCATCGTATTTACGGTGGGCATGAGAAGTCTAATGAATATGATGTTGTTATTAGTACTTGGCAATCGTTATATAAATTACCTAAAAAATTCTTCGATGATTTTCAGGTAATTTATGGCGATGAGGCGCATTTGTTTAAAGCAAAATCTCTAACAGGAATTTTAAATAAATGTCCAGGTGCTCCTTATCGTATAGGAACTACTGGAACATTAGATGGAACTCAGACGCATAAGTTAGTTCTTGAAGGGCTATTTGGTCCCGTTTATAAAGTTACTACCACTAAGAAACTTATTGCGAGTAAAACTTTAGCCGATCTGCAAATATATAATTTAATATTGGATTATTCGGATGAGATTAAAAAATCACTCAAAGGAAAAACATATCAAGAAGAAATGGATTTTCTGGTACAGCATGAACCTCGAAATAAGTTTATCCGAAATTTGACTCTTAAGCAAGAAGGTAATAGTCTTGTACTGTTTCAGTATGTGGAAAAACACGGTAAAAATTTATATCAAATGATTAAAGATAAAGCCGAAAATCGAAAGGTGTTTTTTGTGTACGGAGGTACAGATACTGAACAGAGAGAACAAATTCGAGCATTGACAGAAACCGAAAAGGATGCTATAATAGTAGCATCATATGGAACTTTCTCTACAGGAATAAATATTAAAAACCTACATAATATTATTTTTGCATCCCCTTCTAAATCTCGTATTAGAAACTTGCAATCTATTGGTAGAGGGTTAAGAACAAGTGAAACTAAAAGTAGTTGCAACTTATATGATATAGGCGATGATTTGACCTGGAAGTCTAAAAAGAATTATACTTTATTACACATGATAGAACGAATCAAAATCTATAACGATGAACATTTTGAATATAAATTATTAAGGGTTCCGTTGAATGTCTAATTTATGTGAAGTGATGTTTGAACAAAATATTGCAAAAATAAAAATTAATGGAGATACAAGTTTATTATATACGGTAGAGCTAATAAACCCATTAAAAAATTTAATTTATTATAAATTTAATACTATAGCAAATACACAAGCAGAATGTATTATAGATGAGTATTTTATACCATGGAAAATAAAAATTTATGTAAATAATATTTTAATTGAAGAATGTGACTATGATGCTAATAATAAAAATATAAGAATAAACTTAGACACAGCCGCATTGGGCGACAATATTGCATGGATACCATATTTAGAAGAATTTAGAAAACAACACAAATGTAATTTATTCGCAGCTACGGGATATAATAATTTATTTGAAACACAATATAAAAATATTTCATTTGTTCCGTTTGGCTCAATTGGCTCTAATTTATATGCCACGTATAATATAGGATTATATTATAACAATGATGAACCTGATTATAGTAAGCATCCTAGTAATTTTTATAAATTACCATTACAACAAGTTTGTAGCGATATTCTTGGTATAGAATATAAAGAAATTAAACCTAAAATAGTAGAAACCAAAAAACAAGTATGCATAGGTACTCATAGTACAGCACAAATGAAATACTGGAACAATGAAAATGGATGGCAAACTGTAATAGATTGGTTAACTGATAAAGGATATTTAGTAAAAGTATTATCAAATGAAGGTCAAATACGTAGTTGTAAATTAAATAATATTGTGTTGCATCCAAACGGAGATCTAGAATATGTTATAAAAGAATTAAGAGATTCTGTAGCATTTGTAGGTTTAGGTAGTGGGTTGTCCTGGCTCAGTTGGGCAGTGGGTACACAAACAATAATAATCGATGGATATTCAGGTGGAACCTCCTATTCCAAAAATTGCATACATATTTCTCCTCCTCCTAATAAATGCCAAGGATGTATTCATAAATATAAATTTAATAAAGCTGATTGGTATTTTTGCCCAGAACATAGAAATACTGATAGACAATTTGAATGCACTAAAAGTATAACTGCCGATATGGTAATAGATAAATTAAAAGAAATAATACAATGAACCAAACATATAAACTATTAAAACTTAATAATGGTGAGGATATAGTTTGTAAAACTGAAGAAAACTTATCTCTGAAAGATAAACAAAGCATCTTTATACAAGATCCAATGGTATTGAATCAAGTAAGAACACCATTTGGTATAGGTGTTATGGAATCATACACACTATCCCCTTGGTTAGCTTTAGCTGAAGATGAATTTTATGAGATACCTGTGCAGTATATTATATTAGCTGCTAATGTTAAAGAGACATTGAAAGATAATTATATAAAATATGTTCAAGATCGTAAAGAGGCAGAATTACATGAAACTATGACAGCTGACGACCTTGAAGTTGAAGAATCCGAAAACCAAATTGAAAAAGAAGATAACCATGAAAACCTCAGAAACACCATTAGCAGAAGACGTGGAAAACTTGTCCACTAATAAGATACAAAAGTCTTCACATTATGTAGACAACAAAAAATTCTTACAAGCACTTATAGAATATCGTCAAAGTGTAGATGAAGCATCTGCAAAAGGTGAAGAACCTCCTATTGTATCTAAATACATTGGGGAATGTTTTATTAAGATTGCGACGCATCTTTCGTATAAATCTAATTTTATTAATTATACTTTTAAAGATGATATGATATCTGACGGTATTGAAAATTGTTTGACTGCTGTTGCTAAATTTGATCCTGCAAAATCTTCAAACCCATTTGCATATTACACGCAAGTAATTTATTTTGCCTTTATTAGACGTATCCAAAAAGAAAAGAAACAACAAGCAACCAAATATAAGTTGATGGAGAATATGGATATTGATGCGCTAATTTCACAAGAACAAGATGGTGAATTTGGATCACAGTTTTTAGATTATTTGAGACGACAAATGGATACCGTTGATATTGAAAAACGGGTAATGAATATTCCGAAAAAGGCTAAAAAAGTTCAAGATGATATCGAAAATCCACTTGACCTTGATGACTAAACACTATATAATATGTAGTATAAATTCTCGGAGATATGATGGCAAAATTGAAAATATCAGAACTATTTTATAGTATTCAGGGCGAAGGTAGATACATGGGAGTTCCTTCCGTGTTCTTAAGAACATTTGGTTGCAACTTTACTTGCGACGGATTTGGAATGGCAAAGGGTGAAAAGAGTAATGAAAGAAATGTTATTGCAATTAAAGCTGATAGCTTTACTACCTATAAAGATCTTCCTCTTGTTCATACAGGTTGCGACTCTTATGCTTCTTGGGATCCTCGGTTTAAGCATCTTAGCCCTGTACTCTCTACTGATAGCATTACCAATACAATTATGGATATATTACCGCACAAGAGGTGGGAAGACGAACATCTTGTGATTACGGGCGGTGAACCTTTATTGGGTTGGCAAAAACAATATCCTGAATTATTAGATAATGAAAAGATGTTAGGGCTAAAAGAAATAACATTTGAAACAAATGGTACACAGCCTTTAACATCTGAATTTAAACAATATCTTTTAAATTGGACATTGAGTAATAAAAATAGATCAACTAAAAGAGGTGAAGATGCTTTAACATTTTCAGTCTCTCCTAAATTGTCTGTATCCGGTGAAAAGTGGGAAGACGCTATTTGCCCTGAAATTGTTGCAAGTTATGAATGGTGCGGATACACGTATCTTAAGTTTGTAATTGGTTCAGAGAAAGATGCAGAAGAAGCCGAGGAAGCAGTAAATGCATATCGTAAAGCTGGTTTTGAGGGTCCTGTTTATCTTATGCCTCTTGGCGGCACTGAGCAGTTGTACTCTGTTAATAATCGCAATGTAGCAGAACTCGCAATGCGAAAAGGTTGGAGATATTCCGACCGACTACAAATCCCATTATTTAAAAATGCATGGGGCACTTAATATAAATAATAATGTTACACAACGGTAACAAATTTCAATCATCACATCCGTGTTAGGAAGGATTCAAAAATGTCATATAACAAGACAAAATGCGACCCCGAGTTGGGTCTTAAAGTTCACGAATATTTAGTTAAATGCGGGGTTGAGACTCCGATTAAAGAGACGGGACAAGTGATTGACCGCAAGGGCAAGATCGATGTAATCGAATCTTTATTTACAGATATTATGAAAACACTTGGGCTTGATCTTACAGATGATAGTCTAATTGACACACCCAAGCGTGTTGCTAAGATGTATGTAAATGAAATCTTTTGGGGACTCGATTATGAGGCATTCCCTAAATGCACAACAGTTGACAACAAAATGCATTATAATGAAATGGTTGTAGAACGTAATGTTAATGTACAATCTAATTGTGAGCATCACTTTGTTGTAATTGATGGATTAGCAACTGTTGCTTATGTTCCTAAACAACGAGTACTTGGTCTAAGTAAAATTAATCGTATTGTTGAATATTTCAGCAAACGACCACAGATTCAAGAACGTTTAACAGAACAAATTTTCCACACGTTACAATTTATTCTTGATACAGAAGATGTTGCAGTATTAATTGATGCACAGCATTATTGTGTTAAATCTAGAGGTGTTGAAGATACCGGCAGTTCAACCGTTACAAGTAAGTTGGGCGGAGGATTTAAAACTGATTCAGCGGCAAGAGCAGAATTTTATCAGATTGCAAGACAAGGATGTAAATGACAGTTAATGTAATGGTTGACTTGGAGACAATGTCAACAAGATCACACGCGGCAA